AGACCCGAGTTCTGAGACTGAAAGAGATTACAAATACGCAAGACAGAACTTTATTGACATTATTGAAAAGGGTGCAGAAGCATTAGAAGAACTCATGGATGTCGCAAGACAGTCACAGCACCCTCGTGCGTATGAAGTTCTTGCAACTACAATGAAGACTTTGATTGATGCGAACAAAGACCTTGTAGAAATGTCTAGAAAGAATAATCCAGAGCCAGAAGAAAAACCTTCTGGTAAAGTAACGAACAATCTCTTTGTTGGTTCGACAAATGACTTACAACAGATTTTAAGAGATATGAGAAATGAATAATGGTTATCGTGGCAACTCTAATCTAAAACCTAAGAACATACAATTAGAATGGAGTCAAGACAGACTTCAAGAATATGTAAAATGTTCTAAGGACCCAATTTACTTTGCCGAGAAATATATTCAGATTGTTCATGTTGATCGTGGGTTGATACCTATTATTCTATACGATTATCAAAAAGAAATCATGGAAAAGATTGCTAACAATCGCCGTGTAACAGTCAACACTTCACGACAAGCAGGCAAGACGACAACTGCGGTTGCTGTTATTCTACATTACATACTATTCAACGATCACAAGACAGTTGCGTTACTTGCTAACAAAGGTGATTCGGCTCGTGAGATTTTGGATCGTATTAAGATTGCTTACGAAGCACTACCAGACTGGCTACAGCAAGGTGTTATTGAGTTCAATAAGGGTTCTGCTGAGTTTGAGAATGGTAGTAAGATTCTTGCTGCATCAACGTCTTCATCTGCTATTCGTGGTAAATCTGTATCGTTTCTTTATATTGACGAGACTGCATTCGTTGAACACTGGGACGACTTCTTTGCATCTGTTTTGCCTACCATTTCGTCTGGTAACACAACAAAGATGCTTTTCACATCTACACCAAACGGACTCAATCACTTCTATAAGACTTGTGTTGGTGCGAGAGAAGGCACGAATGGTTATGAGTATGTAGAAGTTGCTTGGCAAAGGGTGCCAGGCCGTGATGCTGCTTGGAAAAAAGAAACTCTTGAAGCTATGAACTATGACTATCAGAAGTTCTCACAAGAATTTGAGTGCGAGTTTCAAGGTTCATCTGGTACGCTTATCAGTGGTAATAAACTAAAAGCACTTGTTAATCGTAATCCAATTACAAAAAACCAAGGCATATCGATGTATAAAGCGCCTGTTGATGGCCATACATATGTTTGTGTCGCTGACGTATCAAGAGGTAAGGGGTTAGATTATTCTGCATTTCAAATCATTGATGTGTCGAAGATGCCATATGAGCAAGTATGTGTCTTTCGTGACAACATGGTTACGCCAGTTGACTACGCAGAGATTATATATAGAACTACCAAGGGTTTTAACGACGCATATATACTAGTAGAGATTAATGATATCGGAGAACAAGTGTCCGAAATACTAAGTTATGACTTCGATGTTGAAACCCTGCTATTCACAGAATCAGCGGGGCGTTCTGGTAAGAGAATATCTGGTGGGTTCAGTAAAGGCGCTGACAAAGGAATTAGAACTACAAAAACTGTAAAATCTATTGGGTGTAATATACTCAAGTTGTTAGTTGAACAAGATCAGTTGATCATTCACGATTGGAACACTATCAACGAACTATCAAAATTTTCAAGAAAAGCAAATTCATACGAAGCTGAATCTGGATCACATGATGACCTAGTCATGTGTCTCGTGTTATTCTCTTGGTTATCAGACCAAATGTTCTTCAAAGAGATCACAGACATAAATACTATGTGGAAATTAAGAGAAAGATCAGACGAACAAATAGATTCGGACATGTTGCCATTTGGTTTTATGGACGACGGACACGATTTAGACGCAAGACCTGTGATAGACTTGGTTGAAGACAACTGGCTGAGATTCTAATTGATTTCGTGAAAATATAAATAATGTTATAGTTTATTCAGAGTCATACACTATTAACATTCATAAAGGAGAAATGACATGGGATTTCAGGTAAGTCCAGGCATCAACGTTAGTGAGATTGATCTTTCTACTGTTGTTCCTGCGGTAGCCTCTACAGAAGGCGCTATTGCAGGTGTGTTCCGTTGGGGACCGCTAAACCAAAGAGTTTTAGTAACATCAGAAGTAAATCTTGCTACACGTTTCGGCAAACCAACTGCACTCAATGCAGAAACATTCTTTACTGCCGCTGACTTTTTAGCATACGGCAACAAACTATATGTTGCTCGTGTTGCTTCGGCTACAGCATATAACGCAGGCACATCAAGCGCACAAATTTCAACCGCAGCCGAAGCACTTGCTAATACAGATGCAACGTTTATCGCAAGATATCCAGGCGCTCTCGGCAACTCGTTGAAAATTGCTATCTGTGAAAACAGTGCAAACTTCGAGTCAGCTATCACAGGCATCACTATTGCTTTAGGTGCAACGACAGGCACTATCTCTGACTACGCTTTGCTTGTAGCTGGTGATATTCTGAGAGTTGGTAGCAATGCTATTGGTTATCAAGACCTAGTTGTTTCTGCAACTCCATCTACATCTACTGTCACATTCACAACAAAATACAAACTATCAACAGCTTTGTCTTCTGCTGCTGGTACAAGAAAATGGGGAAGCTACAAAAATGTAAGTGCCGCACCAAGCACTGGTAACATTCACGTTGTTGTAATTGACGAAGATGGTCTTGTAACTGGCACCGCAGGAGTTGTTCTTGAAGTGTTTGAAAGCGTAAGCACATCTTCGACAGCAAAATCAGAATCTGGCGCTACTAACTACTACAAAGATGTAATCAATGCGCAATCATCGTATATCTTTGCTACTGGTTCAGACCAAGGCGTATCCGATACTGCACCATTTGATAACAGCTATGTTTCTCTTACAGCCGGCGCAGATGGCGATGCTGAATCAGCAATCTCTCTTGCTGCACTAGCCCTTGGCTACGATCTGTTTGTTTCACCAGAAGATATAGATGTTTCTCTTATTCTTCAAGGTAAAGCTGCACACGGCACAGACGATGCTGGTGTAGCAAACTACATCATCGACAATATCTGCGAAGTTCGTAAAGATTGTATCGTATTTGTATCGCCATCATATGCTGACGTTGTAAGCAATCCTAATGGCGAAGTAGATGCTATGATCGCTTATAGAAACGCACTTTCGAACTCTTCGTATGCTTTCATAGACTCAGGCTACAAATATCGCTACGACAAATACAATGACTTGTATCGCTACACTCCATTGAATGGCGACATCGCTGGGCTTGCAGTACGCACAGACAACAATCGTGACCCATGGTTCTCGCCAGCGGGCTACAATCGTGGTCTTATCAAGAATGTTGTAAAACTAGCGTTCAACCCAAATAAAGCACAGCGTGATATTCTATATCCAAAAGATATTAACCCAGTTATCACACAGCCTGGTCAAGGTACGCTTTTGTTTGGTGACAAAACCGCATTGGGTCTGCCAAGTGCATTTGATCGTATCAACGTTCGTCGTTTGTTTATCATTCTTGAAAAAGCAATCTCTCGTGCTGCTAAGACTACACTTTTTGA